TATTTTGCACACTATTGATACCGTCGTTTACGCTTTTTACTGCGTTCTCGCAATATATATCATAGTCATAAGCAAAGTCAGCTTTTAGTTGTTGAGCCGCACTATCTACATATATATTATCAATACTGTGTTCGTCAATCAGCTCTTGTACTCTAGACGCCAATTCACTTGTAGTTATTTCACGTTCTATTAGTTCGTCAATTACATGATAGTCAGTACCGTCAAATCCTAAAACAATAAAGGCACTATCGTCACGGTAACCCACATCTAGTCCTGCAATCACTTCACTATATCTAGTCTTGCCTTCTAATTCTTTACAATGCTTTTCTGCATTTAGTCCACCGTATATTTGGTCTTCAGTGGTTGTCCACTCACACTCATACTCTTGCGCATACATCGCTCGAGTGATTGTTTTCTTTGCTTCATCAATATCTTTTTCACTTAATAGTGGATTGGCTCTCCAAGTATATTTAGCTGAACCCCAATCTTCATATTCAATGTCATCACCTCTGTTAAAGTAATCAAACATGTAATTAGCTTTTCCACGAGGGGTGCTAATCCATAAACATCTTGAGTCTTTAAACGTTGATAGTGCTGGTCGTAAATCACGAGTAAAGTATTCATCATTTGGAATAATAGCAGCCTCGTCAACTATTAATAAATTTGCAGCACGACCAACTAAACTGTCTCTGTTGTTTGCTGACAATAATCTAAACACGCTACCATTAATTAGTTTTACTACTTTATCTTTTTGATTAAAACGGTCAACCTCAAGCTGTAGCTTTTTTATCAGGTCTGTAACATAATCCCAAATAATGCTTGAAAGACTAAAGTTAGGTGCAACCACCATGACCTGTTGTCCAGGCTCTAGGAGTTTTGCAAAAGCTAAAACCGAAGCTGAAAAACTTTTTCCAGTTCTCCGAGCCGCTACGTGAACGAAAAATCTATGTTGGTCAAGGCCTTTTACCATAGCCCACTGTGACTCATTAAAATCTATCGGAACAGGTAATTTATCTAATAGTTTTTGAATTTTAATTTTAAAGAACTTGGGTTTCATCTGGGAAAAAAATTAGTTATGTAATACCATGCCGCTATAACCCCGCTCGCCATTGTTCCAGCGAAAACTAATGTTCTTAGTGACGTTTTACCTTTTACTGCTAAATCGTTTAAACAATCAACTTTTTTATGCATTTTTTCTTGGTCATCAAGCACTCGTTCTAGAGTAGTGATTATCTGTTCATATCGCTCTTCACAAACTGCTTCGTGCTTTTGTAGGTGCGCACGGTTTGTTTGACTTCTTGCGTGAAGAGTCGTAATATTTTGTTGAATTTGGTCAAGTTCTCTATTATTATCAGCCATTTAAATATAAGTCCTTTAGTCGCTAACCTCTACCCATCGTGTATTTTCTTCATCCCAATTATAAAATTTTCCATCAGAAGGGTGTGCAATTGGAGGTTGCCAAATATAATTTTTATCTAAAGACCAAGACGCGTAAGGTTGTGGGGCATAAAAAGCATCTGCACTAGCATCATATGTATATCCAATACTAGCATAGTTATATCGTATATTATTGTTATAAGATGTTTGTTTCCATGTGCCACCCCAAAAATCTTTACACCAATTTTCTCCATCAGATTCATGTTCATTAGCTACAACACAAACTCTTAGTACTTTATTGTTTTCATCTAATTCTGCAAAATGTGCCATATAAATACCTATTGAAACCTATATCTTAAAATAACAACTCCTGAACCACCAGCTCCAGCTTGTCCTGAAGCAGAACCGTTTCCACCAGAACCTCCTCCTCCTGAACCTGTATTGACTGTTCCTGCTGTTGCATTGGATGCTGTTGTTTGACCACCATTACCACCACCTCCAGAGCCTCCAGTACCTCCAGCATTTGCAGCACCACCACCGCCGCCGCCACCTGCTCTTGTTACAGATGAACCAGTAATTGAGTTTGCAGTTCCTGGTCCTCCATTACCACCAGTATTATTTGTTCCTGAAATAAGACCATCTCCTCCAGCGCCACCTCCGCCTCCAGATTTTCCATCATCAGTTGTAGTTGAAGGTCCACCATCATTACCTTGACCAGCTGTTCCTGAACCAGGAGTACCTCTTGCTCCACCACCACCACCGGAACCTCCATTACCACCAGCAACACTTGTTCCAGCCGAACCATGTCCTCCACCTATGTTAGTTATGTTATCAAAAACAGAATTAGAACCTTGATTACCGTTATTTGTGCCTGTGCTTGGTGCAGCTCCGCCCGCTCCTACAGTTATTGAATAATCTTGTACAGAAAGAGTATGGTCTGTTGCTGTTCTATGACCACCAGCTCCGCCTCCACCTCCAGCAGAGTTTTGATTTGTAGCACCACTACCTCCACCAGCTACAACAAGATATTGTACTTCATCATCGGCACCTACTTTTGTTACACTAAATGTTCCGCTAGAAGTAAAAGTGTGAACTTTAAAATCTCCATCTGTTGTTACTGAACCTCCAGATGCGACTGTAAAATTTGCAAATGCTTGGTTTCCATGCAGAGATGGTATAATCCCAAACATTACTGAAGAGCCTTTACTGATAATAAAGATAAGCTATTAGATTTAGTTATGTAAAAGAAAAATTTATGAGTATTTGTAGTGGTTATTGTATCACCATCAACTTTATCAAACCCAGATGTTGTAATAGTTCCAGCACTAGCATTGTTTGTATATTGAATAACTAAACTAGTTGAATTTGAAGGAGGTGCTAAGGTATGTGCGCCACCATTAACTGCTTTTTGAAAGGGACCATCAGCTTCATCGGGTGTATAAGTACCTGAAGATTTGGTTCCTGCGTCATGGTCTGTTACAGAAAAACCAATAGTCATTGCTCCGCCACCAAACTTTGGTGGTGTAACTTTTGAATCTTCAATATCGTCTGTAGTAATTGTGTTTACGGCAATTTGTGCGTTTGTTACAACGTTGTTATTTATGCCTCCTGCACCTACTTTAATTAATGCCATTTATCTTTCCTTCTTTACCAAGTGACTGTACTAACTTTTTGGGTATTTATCTTTAATGGCTTTAATGGTTGTTTTCCAGCCATCTATTCCGTTGTGGTAGATATCATCAAGTTGGTCTACAAGATATGGATATTCTGATGCTCTTTTTCTTTGGTATTGCAAGTTGTCATAAGCAGTTTGTAATTCTGCTATTTTTGCAGTGACCGCAGATTCATCTATTGTTACTGTATTTCCATCTTTATCAAATACACCTGCATCATCATCAATGGTAACAGCAGTATCGTATAATGCTCTAATTGCTTCGTGTCTCATGCGCCTATCTCCAATATTGTAATACTAGAAGAAGGACCAAATGAACTGTCTGATGCTCTTCCATTAACTGCTCCTACTGGTGAACCAGATAAATCTGGATGTTGAAAAATTCTAGCACGTACTTGATATGTTACAAGAGAAGTTGTATTTGGAGAGTCTAGAAATTGACCTGATACTGGGTGATAATTGTCTTGTGGACTTGAAATACTTCCAAAGTTAAATCCAAAGCCAAAATTACGGGTTGAACCTGTGCCAATACCAACAGCAGCATATCCAGCGCTACCAATATCTCTATAAAACGAAAAGAATTGTTGACGATTTTGTAAACTTGTTGATGTTCCTCCAAGGTCAGCCATAATAAGAACTTTACTGCTTGTTGCCGCTGGTGTTAGAGATACTTCTAATCCAGTAACAAGAACATCTGAAGTTGAAGAGGTTGTACTTTTGGTAGCTTTGAAAGCTGAATTAGCTTGTAATACTACACCTCCTCCTTTGATAAGAGAGTAATCTATTCGTTTCAATACTCCTGCATCACTTACTAGAAACTCATCTGTGTCTGCGGGCTCAGCTGCGAGCTCTGTCTGTCCACTAATTACATCCGCGTTAAACTTTGCAGCAGTTACAGCATTACCATTTATTGCTGCGGTTACTACTGCGTTATCATCTATAAGTGCGCTTGTGATTGCATCGTCAGCAATCTTTGCGCTAGTTACTGCATCAGTTGCTATCTTAGCTGTAGTTATAGAATCATCGCTTGGTGTATTAAAATTACCAACCCCACCGAGGGCTAAAATAAAATCTATTGAATCTGCAGATGTTAGGGCGCTTGAGAATACAAGGCTTGACCCATTAAGTATAAAACTAGTTCCTGGCTCTTGGATAACACCGTTAAGTGAAACAATTAATTGATTAGCTGAACCTGGTACAAAATTAACACTATTTTTTTGAAGTGTGTATGTGGCAGTAGCACTAGCCGTTAAACTGTCTAGAACTGTAAAGTCTCCTGCGCTTGGTTGTTTTCCTATGTAAGCCATTTCTTTTTTAAATCCTTTGGATGAAAATTTAAGTTAATATTAAAACTAATTATAGTTTTTGTCAAACTGGATTTATTAACAGGTGCACTATGTACCAACGTGCTGGGGAATATTAATAAATCATGTTCTTTTACATTAAATTTTTTTCTCGTATAATCTTTTCCCTCTATATATTCAGTTGCTGGTGTTTCATCTGGAAAGTCAACATAAAATACACCAGTATAATTACAACCATGTGTGTGCCAAGCATGTCCTGAGTTTTGGTTATACTGTTGAAACCAAATAGCTCTAAGCTCATATCCCTCAAAACAAATGCTCTTAGCAAGGTCAAGTAGTTCAGGTTTTAAACCAGGTAATACTGCTTGAACCCAGGGTCTTGTAAAATCTTCTGCTAAATGATAATCACACCTTGATATAAACTGGTTATCATCATTATCAACTCTTTTCGCTTCTGCCTCGTTTAACATCTTTAACAATGAGGTCTTTGCAACATCTAAATTTGTTTTAGCGTATAATTGTTTTACTTCACCTACAAACACTAATCAACTACCCATGATTTAGAGCTATCATCGTAAACATAAACATTAGCTGTGTCATCATAGGGGTAGGGTACAGGTGGGTCATACCAACAAGTTGTTGTATTAGCTAAAAAGGAATTAGCAAACAAATGACGTGGTGGCCAGAAGCCCTCATTCTCTACATCCCATTTATACCCAACACCTGCAAAATTCTTTCTTAAGTTATTGTTATAACTAGTCTTTATCCAAACACCGTCACCACCGAAACTGGATTTAATAAATGCATCTACATTTGCCTCTGATTTTAGTACATCCTCCTCTTCGTTAGATATTACTATAACCTTTGTTACAGTGTTTGCATTTGAAGTGTTTACATGTGCATAGTGTGCCATTATGAGTTTTTAAACCTATATCTTATTATTACTTTACCAGAACCACCAGCTGCTCCAGAACCTGAGTTGTGTGCGCCTCCAGCTCCTCCGCCAGTATTTGTCGAACCAGCATTTCCTGCAGAGCCGCCATTACCTCCGCCACCGCTACCTCCACCACCAGCACCAGCGTCTAGGTCTGTTCCGCCTCCACCACCAGCAAGTCTTACGCTTGAACCTGTGATAGTAGATGCTGTGCCATTACCGCCAGTTTTATTACCATTACCACCGTTATTATTCTCGGAACCTCCGCCTCCGCCACCGCCAGCAACACGACGACCTGTACCACCGTTTCCGCCGCCTCCGTTACCGCCTTGACTTCCTGCAGCATTTGAGCCTGAACTAGCATCTCCAGAAGCTCCACCACCAGCACCACCGGCACTTACTGTACCGCCTCCAGCTCCACCACCAACTCCTCCGCCATGAGCGTCTACATATTGTACACCACCCACAGTAAGTGTGCTATTGCTACCAATAGTTTGTACAGCGCCACCTGCGCCTATTACAACTGCATGAGTTTGTGAAGTTGTTACGGGTTGAAAGCTACTTCCTCCAAAATTTGTTTGGTGTCCTCCACCTCCACCACCGCCTGCACGGTTGACTCCTGAGCCACCGCCTCCAGCGACAACCAGATACTGAAACCCTTCTGCTTCAGGACCAACTGCTGTCGTGTCAAAATCTCCGCTTGATGTAAAGGTGTGAACGTTGAAATCGCCATCTTGTGTGACAGTACCTCCAGTTGCAAACATGGTGTTACTTAGTCCTGGCCATACGTCATCTCCTTTAGCCTGCACTTGGTCAACCACGTTCCAAACTCCGATACCCTCAGATATAGATGTAGATGGTTTATTTGCTTTAATGATACCTCCAGGATATCTAGGCATTAGCTTATCTCCTCATAAGTAATGAGGCACTCTAAATCACTAGCAGCACTAGCGCCACCTAAAATACTTCTATCTTCTTCAAGATAGATAGGGGTGTTTTTATCTAAGACAACCAATGTTGCGTCGGCTGGTACAGTGACAGTTGATGCGATTGCAAAACTTGTTCCACTTGTGCCGTCTGCGTCTGTATGAAAGTCTAATGATACCGCAGCTGCATTTGTGCCATCTACGTTTGAAACTATAATACTTGTGATTTTAAAAACCTTACCACTTGAAGCTGCATTAGCTAACAAGTTGGTGGTTAGTGTTGTACCTAAAGCTACCCCTACTTGTTTAAGGGTAATTGTTGATACATTTACTAGATTGGGTGCTGCCATTTATTTCTCCTTATAAAACTAGTGTAAATGCTATTGATTTGCCAGTTGTAGATATGGTTGAATCAACATTTGCACTGTTTACTGTGTCTGCAGCAATCTTTGCATTACTTACTGCGCCCGCTGCTAATTTAGCAGTTGTTATATTTAAATCAGCGACTTTTGCGGTTGTGATAATTCCGTCTGCGATATCACTTGAAGTAAGAGCTACGCTAGCTGGTTCTTTACCTATATATCCCATTACGTAATCTCCATTATACTTAATGCCGCATCAAGTGCTGTATTTGCACTTGATTGAACTTTTAATACGTCTGTTGCTTGTAAAACTACTTTTTGTCCCGATAACACCTCAAGTGTTGCTGAGTTTGGTATTGGAACTTCATCAAGTAACAAAACAGTTGCGTTTGTTTCTGTATCTGATGTATCTGAAACTACTTGCACGTTTGCATTGATTTCAGAGCCACTTTTATTACAAAGATTTAATCCTAACACAATCGCTGTGGTTGAGCCAGGTACAGTATACACTGTGTTTAAAGTATCGTTTGTAATATTTGCTTTTGTTTTTAATTTAAATGTGTTTGCCATGTTTTATCCTAATGCTATTGCAAGAGCTGTTGCGTCAGCTGCTGCAGCTGTTTCTGTTGCTACTTTTTCACCAGCTATACTCATAGTTCCACCAACAACAACATTACCTGTGCTGGTCCCGTTTCCGAGCGTAACTGTAGCATTTGCTTGAAGCTCTAGTTTACTAGTCGCGTCAATGCCAAGTCCACCTGCAAATTTTGAAACTCTTGTAACCATTTGTACTCCTTTATATATTATATTTGACTATGAAAATTGTGTCAATCGCCAAAATGTTACAACTGAGGTTTATCCCAACGCAATAGCCAGTGCTGTAGCATCTGCTAAACTAGCAGCTGCAGCTACGTTAGCTGACACCACATTGATGTTTGAATTAAGTTGTGTAAAAGTTGCAAAGTCATTAGCGGCTGCTACCAATGTATTAGCTGCTATCCTTGCCTGTAACGCTGTATCTTCATTTGCTCGAAGTGTCGCATTTGCTGTTATTCTAGCTTGTAAGGCCGTGTCCTCATTTGCTCGAAGCGTGGCGTTCGCTGTTATTCTAGCCTGTAACGCTGTGTCCTCAGTAGTCATGATTGTTGCGTTTGCAGCTCGCCTAGCCTCAATCGCGTTTGTAGTTGTTGTTATTGTGTTAACATTGTCAGTTATTGCAGTGGCAACACTTGTACCGTTAAATTTTACAGTAGCACCTGTTAATATGCCAACATCAAGATTTGATGCTGTAACTGGTGATAATGTGGTATTTGAAGCTGGGTCCTTTGTGTCACTAACTTTAAATGTCTTTGCGCTCTCATCATAGAAGAAAGCTGCGTTACCTTGGTTACCACGATTAAACAGTATACCAACATCTGCTGTAGGTGCCCCTGTCACAGAGTTTGCCAACATTATCATTCTGTCTTGAATAACAAGGTTGATTGAGTTGGAAGTTATAGTATCGCCATTTACATTCAAGTTACCTGATACGATTAAGTCATCACTCATGGTAACTTCACCAGTAAAGGTTGTACCATCAAGTATGCCTGCTACATTATCTTGAACTACGTTAATGTTAGAATTTAATTGTGTGAAAGTGACAAAATCGTTTGCAGCTGCCACTAAGGTATTAGCAGTAATTCTAGCTTGTAGTGCAGTGTCTTCAGCTGTTAAGAGTGTTACGTTCGCACCAAGGCGGGTGTTAACTCCGTTAACAGTTGTAGTTAAGGTTGCAACATTATCTTGGACTGTGTTAATATTAGCAGTTGCTTGTGTATCTATAACTGATGCTAGATTTGTCAGAGTGACTTTTTTTGTTTCGTCGTTCTGTAAGTCCACAACTACAAACACACTATTGGCTACAGGTGTTTGTAGATTAGTTAATTCAGTAATCTTTTTATTTGCCATTATAATATTAAACTAGTGTCATTTTCTGTGACTAGCAAGTCTCTCCCGTCGGCGTATAAGTATGATTGATTTAATCCAATGTCTGCAAGTAAATTTTGGGTTATTAAAACATCACCTGATTGAGTTATTAGAACATTTTTATCTACTTCTTGTCTAACTATAAATTGTTCGTTTTCAGTGAGAATCAAACCACTGTTATTTTGTAGAAGTAAGCCTAGAACATCATCAATAATTGTTGGCTCAGCTTTACCTACTGTATTAGTAGTAAACTGAACAAGTCGTCTGCTTACACCTAACCGTAGAGGCATTACTCACGCTCGCTTATAAATAGTGTGCCATCAGTGTCTTGTGCTAAAATTGAAATAAATTTATCATTATCTGAAGGATTTGTTTCAGAACCCAAACTTATGTCGACTAATGTTTGAGCTGGTAAAAAATGTCCATTAGAAGCAGCTACAGTAACAGTTGCTGCGCCTGTTTGTATAAAAGCGTTGCTTGTGCTAAAAATTGTTACTACTCTAGTTGGGTTATCAAAACTGGGTGAAGTGTTCGCACCTGCTGCTGTATAAGGGACTGTGTGTCCCTTACCAGGTCTTAGTCCTAATACAGGAATAGGCGCGTTATCGTCATCTCTTGGTTGGTTACTCATCCATCAGGTCTTTCATTAGCTTATCATAGTTATTTATTTGAACCGCTACTGCAGGACCTTTTTCTTTTGGTTTGATAGATGATTCAACTTCATGTAAGTGTTTCATCCAATCCAATAAATCTTTTTTACTAAACACACCTGTTTCAACTGCGTCTTGTATTTTTTGGTCAATCACCTTGTTTATAAGGTTGATTCGCTTCACTCGATTTAAATATCCTTGAGTAGCATATACTCCATCGATATATGCTTTCACTTCTTTTTTTTCTATAACACTTGTGATTCTATCCTGAGATACACCATATTCATCTGACATGGTCTCAATGCTTTTACCACTAAGATAATCATTTGCTATAGCTAAAACAACTGGGTCTAGAGGCGGTGTCTCTAGTGTTTTGTTTAGCGCCTCAACTGTTGTTTTAGGTTGTACTGTAACATTACTCATAAGTTTGCCTCCACATCATAAAGTATTTGCACTTCTTGGTCAGCAATACCGTATGGGTCATATAAACCCTCATCAGTTCTAAAACTAACCACTCTTGCATCAGACACCCCGTTTGCTTGTTGTTCACTTGCAAATTCGGCAGTGGCTGATTCAACGTTAGCCCCTAGTGCCTCGGCTAACTCTAAGCTTGTATCTTCGCTTTGAACATATCCTCTAATTGAAATATCTAGTCTAGCAAGTTTTCGCCCTGCACCAAAAGTAATTCTCTGTTCTACTCTTGGGAGTAGCGTGATTGTTGGAAAATCATTTACTTCGTCTAAATATTTATACTCTCTAAAAACATTGAACCCTCCAAGCTCTGTGACGGTTTTAAGTTTTTCTACGTAAGCATTTACAATATTACTTCTTCTCGTTGCCATTTTTGTTCCTTTAACTTAAATATACACTTCCCCTCAAGGGGTGTCAAGTTTTGTTACGTAATTTCAAAAAATCCCATGTCGAGGCCGTGTGAGTGTAGCCAACGCGTCAAAAGATTGACAAGTCCTACTAACCGCCCTGTCAAAAAATTGACACCCCAACTGTTGCATAAATACAACAAAAGAAAAAAAAGTTACATTTAATTGATTATTTACTTGCATTTATATTTTTATGTGCTATATTTATAATATGACTAATACTATAAAAAACATTGCAATATTTGACTTAGATGGCACTATCATTGATAGTTCACATAGACAGCTTGCAAACGCAGATGGCTCAATTAATCTGGAACATTGGTTCGCTAATAACACTAGCGAAAAAATTGCTAAAGATAAATTGTTGCCATTATCAAAAGCCATTAAAAATGCAGACTATGTTGTTTTCTGTACTAGCAGACAATTACAAAATGCAGATTTAGACTTTTTCAAAACAAATGGTTTACTTGCCAATAAAATTATTAGCAGACCATTCGGCAATACTGAAAAAGATGGCATACTAAAAAAGAGACAATTGCAATTTCTCGTTAACTTCAAGCAATTCAAACAAGCTACAAAAGTTATGTTTGATGACAATGCAGAAGTTAGGCAAGAGGACAGAAAATTGTTTCCTGTTATCAATCCTAATAAACTTAATAAGGAGGTCGCATAATGACTGCAAAGATTGAAAGAAAACTCGCAAAGGTTAAACACACTATGGAATTGGCTAGACTTGTCATTCCTACTGTTTGCCTTGTTCTACAAATTGTAATCTTAATTAAGGTGATATAATGTTATACTTTGCATTTTTTATTCTACTTGATGGAATAATTTTATTGGCACTTACTGTGCCATTACTTCCCCATTGGTTCGCTTACTTTCTATTATTAATCTCAATACTTGTTATCGTATTCGCTTGTTTAATGATTGAGAATGTGTTACAATGGAATAACTTTAACAAAATACTTAATGAAAGGACTAAGAAATAAAATGGCTAAATTTTCAAAACTTTGGAATAATCATTACAATGACGCGAACATATATGTTATGGGTCACAAACTATATCCAGCTCATAAGATAGGTATATCCACCTATCCCGAAAAGCGTTTTAATGATGATAACATTATCTTGAAACAAACTTTTAAAAAATTGGGTAATCGTGATTTTGCTGAATTGATTGAGCATTTAGCTCAGATGTATGCTTTGGTTAAATATGGTCAGTTTGAGCCAATCAAGTTTGACAGATATAAAAAGAAACTTGTTTCTTCTGGTCATTCTGAATGGTTTAATTGCACCCACGCACAGGCGTCTGGTTGTATTGCTCAAGCATTTAAAAAGGTTTATGAATTAAATTATTGTAAATTGGCTCTTGCAAAACTCTGTGTTTCATACTCTCGTAAAAAAGGGGTTGATATTCCAGATGATATGGCAAGATGGAAAACCAACGCTCAATCTTTTATTTATGAAAATGAGAACCTAGCTAAACGCTAGGTTTTCCGCGGCTTTCAAGGGGCGACATGTTCGCCCTTTGTTCGCGGCGATGTTCGCCTTTTGTTCGCCTCCGGCTTAACCGGACCGTCAAAAAATTGACACCTGCGATATTCATCAAATCAATAAACAAGCATTCCAACATA